AAACCATTCAGGACATGGAGCGATACTACTACGGAGCAGGAAATGTTAGCGGCTACTCATACAGCGGCTCGGACATTTTGAAGGCTGATGCGCCTTTGCTCTCAACGACTGCGGGAACCTACCAAGCGATTTACGGTCGCAAAGTGTGGTCGCAACTCAACCAAGAGTTCAACGCATTCTCCATCCTTTCAAAGAAGCCCTGGGAAAAGTCGGGCTGGCGAATCATCACGGGGAAGCCTTCCTTCGCAAAGGGCGGCGGTCTTGCTGAAAATGCAACCCTGCCCGAAACGACGAAGCCAACCTTCCTCCATGTGGCATGCAAACCAAAGACCATTGCTCACTCGTTTGACATGAGCGAGGTCGCCATCTTCCTTGCCGACAAGGATGATGGTCTTGGCGACATCCGCCAAGTGCTGAAGGAAGAAATGGGCAAGCACCACGCTGACCATGTCAACCGAATGCTCACCGAGGATGTTGACACGCCCGCAGGGAACGACTTTGAATCTCTTGACCGTATCACCTCTTCACCCACCAACATGGGTGCTTCTTACGGTGCTGCGACTGACCACGACATGTATTCCATCACCCGTGACGGGTCGGTGGACTTCCATGATGCTGAAGTCAGTGTGTCGGGAACGAAGGGAAACGACCGAACCCTTTCCCTTGACCACCTTGACACCATCTTCCAGCAGGTCTGGAAGCGTGGTGGCAATCCAAAGGTCATCTTCACGGGATACGACACCCTCATGCGTGTTCAACAACTCCTGCAATCGCAACAGCGGTTCATGGAAACGAAGCGCGTGACCCCATCGTTCAACGGTGTGAAGGGTGTGCCAGGTATTGAAGCAGGTTTCATCGTTGCAACCTACAACGGTGTGCCCATCATCCCCTCAAAGGATGTTCAACCCGATGGCATCTCTCGTATGTATTACCTTGACACGGACTACATGTGGTTCCAAACGGCAATTCCAACCCAGTACTTTGAAAGTGGTATTGAATCTGGCGACCCATTCGCCATCAACCGCCTCGGTCAGGAAGGGCTTTACCGAACGATGGGCGAACTCGTTGTTTCGTTCTTTGGGGCACAAGGCAGTATTCGGGATTTGGAGTGATAAGGAGGAATTGAAATGGCAATTACGATTACGAAAGGAGACGGTTTTGCAACTGTGACGAACAACCTTGAATTGGATTTGTATGCGGGTTCACCCGATAACGAATTGTGGCAAGGAACCGACTACCCAGGTGGACTTGGTGGATTCCAACCACGACAAACCGACGGCCCTGCTGTGGCAGGTCTGAAATTGTTGTGTTTGACCGCTGAATCTGCAGATATTTTGGGCGGCGACCCACACACCATCAGCATTTCTGGGGAAGCAACCAGCATTGTATCGTTCATTTTGGGTGATGCGGGAACTATTGCTGCACCAACTGGAGATTTCCAATCGTCTGTGACGGGTGCTTTGACGGACACCAGCAGCCCATTGGATGGATTGAACAACACGCTCACATTGACCTACCTTACCGATGGTACTGGTGTTATTCCCGCAACGACCACCATTTGGCTCATCGTCGCTTGAGGTGACGATTGATGCCTACGGTAAAATATCTGGGACCTGAACCCACACGAAGGGTTGGGGGCGGCATGCTCATCCGTGGGCAAGCCATTGAAGTGACGCAGGAACGGTTGGATTCAATCCGAACCCAATGCATCAACTGTGAAATCATTGGTGATGCCAATGCGCCCACTGAAGCGGTGGTTCAAGAAGAAACCACGGTGGATGAAGGCAATGACGGTATCCCCGATAGCGGTTGGACTCGTGCTGACATCGCCTCTTGGTTGGCTGATGAAGGCGTGACGACCCGTGCAGGTTTGACGAAGAAGCAGTTGTTGGCAAAGGTTGAGGAACAATTAAACCCTACCGATGATACGGAAGAAGCAACAGGAAGTGATGAATGATGGCATTTTCAAGCACGATTGATACCCGACGACATGTGATTGGCGACTTGGTGTTTGTCACTGGGACTTTTACCAACGAAGCATTGGACACTGGTGGCGACATTGATGTATCTGACCGACTCTCCAAAATCTTCGCCGCTGGCGCAAACGGAAACGCTGCTGGCGCAACGGATACGGAAATTGACGGAACTGCTGGAACAACGCTAACTCTTGTGACCGCTGCTAACTTGGACGGTACTTGGTGGGCAATCGGACAACGCTGATGGGGGTGAAACCTCATGGGCTTTTCCTTGACTGTTCGCATCCCCAACGCAGGGCCTAACCGCGCTGGTGTTCGCATTAACAATGCGGGCGGATACGCGGCGGGTACAAGCACGGCCATGACCGTGGATGACATCTATACAACCGCTGGCGATGCTACCGACATTTTTGTTGTCGGTGAAGTCGTCTATGCGGTTGACGCGTCATCTCCCACGACTGGGAAAAAGCAGTTGGGCATTGTGACCGCTGTGACAGCCACATCGGTGCGAATCGGTGGCGGAACCAATTTTGCTCTTGAAGACGACGCTGAATTGTACACCGACAACAAATGCGGGCTGGCGACGGCCAAAGCAAAGAACTCGGGTGCAACATTGGCGGCGGCTACAACCAACTTGGAAGTGCAAGATGATGGAAGGGGGAACATTCTTTTCAACTACTACGACTTCTCATGATGAGGTGGTATGATGGAAGAAGGAATGTCACTCAATGACATCAATCGCATGACCAAACAAGGTTGGGCAAAGGCTGAGTCGTATGGCGTGGATTTGATTCCCGCTGAAGACACCATCAAGTGGAAGAACTACTCCGTGAAGAAGCAACAGACCCGCAACAATCAGATTGCGGATGTTCTCAATATCGGTGCAGGGACACGATGCAAGTCATGTGGCATGCTTCACATGTGTTGGTTGCCGAAGTGCGGCGCATGTGGATTGGCGATGGACTACAATCTCGGAACGGTGGAGGCGAAACAATGACTGCATTTGACAAGGCATGGCGAGTTATCAAATCCGAAGCATACGATGGCGAATCTGAATCATCATGTGCGGTGTGTGGCGCTCAAGGGCAATCTGTCAAGCCTACAGGCACAGGAATGATGGCATGCACACGCCCCGATGTCAACGACTACTTGCCGATGGATGGTGAAGGATATGCAGGTGCAATGCTTCAATACCAACAATGCCAACGCCAAGCGAGGAATCAGTGATGAGTGACTGCGTTGGTCGTGATTTTGATGAAAATTGCCCATACAATGGGCAAAGGACACACAAATATACCAGTTATGCAGGGCCAGAAGGTTTGAAGTGGTCTGACAGAAACAGTGCTGACTATCTATGCGACAGATGCAAAGAAGACATAATGGCATCGTATCCCAAGTTCAAGTGCCGAACCGCTTCTTGCAACAACCCTGCCACGATAACGCATCTTGAAGACCATATGAGCAGTTTGGGGCTTGACGAAGAAGAGTTTTGCGATGATTGCAAGAGCGATTTTTTGGGGCGACAAGTTGATGCATACTACGCAGGTACACAAGACCTATCTCCAGAAGTCGTTTGGGGAAGCGATTATAACCATCTCCAAAACATTGACGAAGAACCGCAACCGCTTGAAAAGGCATGGCGATTTCTCAAAGCACAGATGTCAGATGTGCATTTGGGGTTTCAAGAAGACCCCGAGCGTGAAATCGCTCGCTTAATGCACATGGGTGTGTCACGAGCAGAAGCAACAAGGATGTATCAGCAATACCTTGATTCACTTGGCAGTGGTGCATGATGATAGGGGAACGATATGCCGACCGTGTTTCAGCCTGGTGAACGCCCACCACAACCATTAGACCCCGACGCTATTGTGTACACTACGCCGCAATTGATTGGCAACCTTTTGCAAATCCCGCCCGCAGACCCAGTGAGTCTTGCCGCCGATGCAAGCATATCCGACACATCCATTGATGTCAGTCCCATTGATTTCAGATTGGTGGGCTTTGAAGTGGGTGATGAGATTGAAATTGAAAGCGATGCGAGTTTGGTTGAAACACGCACCATCACCACCATCACACTCGTCGGGGGCAACGCACGGTTGGCTTTCACGGGCGGGTTGACATACGACCACACAACGGCCACCAACGCCACTGTTCGCAACACGGCCATTTTCACCAACGGCAAACTGCGTGGTGTGACCAAAAGCCATGTTGAACATCTCATCAAAGTGCATCAAGACCGCATTGACAACATCACTAACAACTCATGGCGACCCATGTTGCAAACGGCTGAATACAAGAACTTTGACACCTACAAGCCATACCGAAGGCGATACTACACGGATTATGTGGGAACGACACCGCTGTTGTTCCGCAATGTTCAACAGATTTTGCGGTTGGAAGTGTGGCAAGGCAGTGACTACAAAGAATTGGCGGCGGCTGAAGCACGGTTGACTATCAAAGACCATTCGGCATTGGACAACGATTCACTCTTTTTGTGCCCTGGTGGTGGCGGAGTGTTTGAACTCCCGCAAGGCACGCACAGCAACCAATGGAACAACGCCTTTGACAATGCCACAACCGCACAACAATTGGCCGATTTAATCAACCATGATGCACGACGCAACAAAGGAACTATCAACGCTTCACCCACTTACACATTGGAAGACTCACACTATCCCGATGGAACCATCAGTGCCAATGTGCATCACGAGTTCTTGGCTTCTGCCAATGC